TTTGTCTGATGCACGACCAGCGAAATGAACACCTTCAGGCAACTCAAGGTCAGCCATAGCCATTGTGAACGCATTGCGATGCATTACGATGTTTTGTGGTGATACTAGACCAAAACCACTTGCATTGTATTGTGATGCAAAGAATGTCACAGCAGCAGTTGCTGATGGGTTAGGGATGCTCACATTCTGGAACTGACCACCGCTAATAACAGCAGGAGAAACAGTTACAGAAACAGAAGAACCAGAAGCCACAGAAACAGCAGACTTAACTACGAATGAGCGCAGTTTGTTTGTGCCATAAGCTTGACGATTTTGTGGGTTTACTGCATACACACCAGCAATTTGGAATGTATCACCAGCATTTAAGTTGATTGTGCCTGTGTTAGCAGCAGTCAAAGTGATTGTGGATTGTGAAGCCCAACCAGAAGTCAAGAAACCAGTAGCAGTTGTAGTAGCTACAGAAGCAGTAACAGTAGAGCTAGAGAAGTTACCAAAAGTTTGTGACACGATGTTTTGGTCAAGCTTCCAGTTCATACCGCCAGAGTCACGACCCATCAAACCTTTTGTATTTTGGCTAGAGATCGCTTCAGTAGGAACAAATAAACCTTTCAAGCTGTCAACAATAGTTGCAGATGTAAATGGCTCAACGATACATGATCTACGACCATCACGAGGTGCGCCTTCAGAGTCAAGATACGCTTGTGCTGACAAGTAAGTGTATAGACCTGTTGGAGGAGTACCTGCAGTACCAACGATGTTAGCTGTGTTCAAAGCTGCTGTAGTTGTGCCGTCAAAGTCGATTCTATTGGCAATAGCTGCCACCGCAGGTTTCAGAATTCTATCCGAAAAAGCATCCAGGGACAAAGCTAAGTCTTGAGTTGTGAACTGAGTGTCAACGTGGAACTGGGTGCTCAAAGTAACTGGAACTGAAGTTTCGTTCAGATCTTCTACGTTTAGAGCTGGGCCAGTTGTACCGATGAAACGGCCTGGTCTGCGTACGTTAACTGTTGCGCCAATTTTTGCGCCAACAACGGCAAATTGGTCATCATAGTTACGATCTACTTCAGATGTAAATGTTAATTCGTTTTCCAAGACCATTAACGCTTCGTTAGTGATCTTGCTGATAGTTAGCAAGGTATTTGCCATTTTAATTCTCCAAAAAAATTAGGTTTATCTGACTTTTCCAGCCTGTCTTGCAGCTTTCCATTGAGCATAAGTGCCATGAAATTCACCATTGGTGTCTATCATTACGTCTTTGCCAACTTTGCCACCGCTTAACGGCTTGATCGGTTCAGGTGCTTTACTACTTGAAACAGTTTCCCTGACTTTTTCGGCTTTAGAAGATTTAGCTTCTTTTGCTTCAAATTTAGCTTCTAACTTGCCTATTTCTCTAAGAGCTTTAACAACTGGCATTTCTGTCAATCGTTTAGCAAAGTCATCATCTGATGCCAAGAAATATAGGAGTTGTGGCCCTACATCACTTTCAAGGATGCTATCTCGTATTTCGTCACCAACGACTATCGTACTAGACTGCACCATGCGATCAAAATCAGGCAGATCTGCTTTTGCTTTGGCTATCTTCTCATTCCAAGACTGTAAAACCTTTTCTTGAGCCTCTTTTGCCTTGCGACCAGCTTCTTCTGCATCCCTTTGCTTCAAAGCATTTTCTGCACTCCATTCCGCTAATGCTTCTGCATATTCAAAAGCATCATTAAACTGGCTTGCTTGGGGTTTACCCTCGGCTTTTACAGTTTCCTGTTGTGGCTGTTGGACATTCCCTGCTTCATAACTCTTTAGCCGTTCTTCTAGATCACGAGCTTTGGCTTCAGCTTCCTGCGCCCTTTTCGTTACCTTGTCAAACCGCTTATTAAGCTTATCTTTCTGCTTCTCAGGTTCTTGCTTCTTAGCTTCTTCCTTTGCTTCTGGTTCACTCTGTTCAACATCACCTTCTGGCTCTGAATCTTCCTTTACAGATTCAGCCTCAGTAGAGGCTTGTTCGTCAGCTAAACCTAATCTTTCTGCATAAAAGGTTGTTGCGTTATCACTTGTTACTACACTACTTGCTTCTCTTACTTCGGCCATGATTTCTCAAGCTCCTTGGTTATTTGATACGAAAATACTACTAAAAATAATTCTTGTCTATTTCTTTGATTCTTTTTTGGCTTGCTTGATCAAAGATTTTTGTTCTTTAAGTTGAGCTTTGTCCATACCAGCGAACGGATTGGCTTTACCTTCTGGCTCATATTTAACGCCAGCTTTACGAGCCATTTCCTTCATTTTCCACTCAATTACGTTTGCGCCTGTTACTGTTGCCATATATCCTCCGATTAGGTTGGCTTAATTATTGCTTTTCGTTTAATTCTTTTAAGATTGCATCTATAGCACCACGTTTGCCTAGTTTAGCTTTAAGCAATGCATATTTTGGATGTTTTTTTGCTCTTTCATCTTGTTCATCTTTGGGCTTTTTAGTAGGCATTTCATCAGCTTCTTCCATAGAATTAAGCTTCTTTGCCATGTATTCAGCACGATTTTCTGATGTAACAATATCTCTTGCCATTTTAAATTCCTCTTTCTATTGCTTCGTCTAAAGCTGCTCTTTGATCTTTCAAATTCATTTGAGCCAATATTAGGGCAAGTTGCGCCTTCATTTGCTCAATTTCTTTCTGAGTTTCTGTCTTAATAACTGTGTCATGCGCTTGAGTATCTGTACGCATACGAGAATCTTCTCTGCGAACTTCCAGCTCCATTTCAGTTTTTTGCAACATGGCTTTGTCTTTTTGCTCTGCAACACTAGCACCATACTGAATATCCATTTGCATAGCTTGAATCTGCTGTTGCAACTGCTGGATAGTCTGTTGAGATTGAGCCAACTGCATTTGAGCTTGTGGAGGAACTGGTGATTTCTCATCAATTTGAGCCATTGGGTTAGCAGCAGCTAATCGGTCAGCAATAATGTCTGCGCCTGGGAAATCTGAATTTCTAAATATCAAGTCACCAGCAGTTTGCATTAAAGTAGGATCAACTGAAAGCATCTGAACCATAGAATCATAAGCTTCAGCACGTTTGGAAGCATAGCCTGGGCCTGTTTCCATCACTACGTCATATTGGCCTACAGTTACATCATTTAATACTTTTTCAACGCCTTGATCATCAACGCCTGGCTGGTTAAGAGTCACTAACTCACCTTTGCCATCTGCGCCAATAATCCGCAATACTCGTTCTTTGTCATAAATATGAGGAATCAGGTCAACAATAATTCGCCCAGTTTGACGAATAGAACGAGTCAGATTGTCGTAATAATGGAAGTTAGTCATATCGGTTTGCTGTTGCATACCATTTATGGCTTTTCCAGATTGATTGCCGTTTGGAAGCTGAGTTGGATCATAAATACCAACAACTGCTTTTAAATCCCCATCTAAACCTTGTAATGCTGTGACCATTCCTGCTGGAGGTGGCTCTGGCTGAATTCTTGTAGGAACAGGAGCCATGCGACCTTCAGAGTCAGTTTGTTTGTAACGCAATACAGGCATCGACTTGATGTTTGCCTGATTCCATTCCATTTCATGACCTTCATCCTGACCTTCTGCAAGGAGGAATTTAGCCTTTGGAGCAAGGGCAACTGACTCAGTAAGGGCAGTTGACCAGAAGTTATACATACGCTGTGGATCTTTAGCCATACGAGTAAGGCCAAACTTCTTCTTTTTGCTATCCACAATGAGTTGTTGACCATAAACAGGCACAACAGGAATGTAACTACCAGCCCAATTCCTTTGTTCAAGGATCTGCATACCAGTTAACTTACACCACTTAATTTGCTTTTTAATGGTTTCACGCTTAGAAACGACATAAATGCCAGCATCTTGCATGACTGTTTCTTTAGGTTTTTCATCTTCATAGCAAGTAGTTCCATCAGACAAAAGCAGCAATTTCATGCGCTTTCGTTCTGTATAGAAGTATTCTGCTACACGAATATCTTCCCTTGTAATCCATTCTGATTGGCTATCGCCTGTGCCACGAGGAGTAAAACCGCCTCCATCGTCTGCGCCTGGGTACATTTTGCGAAAAGCTTCCTTGCTAATCACTTCAGTAATTAAGCATTTCTCTGCATCTGAGCCATCAGGCTCATTGGAATTAGGATCGAAATACACCATAAATGGGTTTTCAATGCGCTTAATGTAGATTTCTTGATCAAAACTATCTGGTCTTGGATAGTCATGGGTAATGCGCCAAAAGCCCCATCCCATACGAACTGCAAAATCAAAAGCATTATCGTAAGCAGAATCAGCATCAGATTGGTTTTCAATATGTCGGCAAATGCCTGTAATGATCTCTGCTATCTTTTCATCAGAATCATTATTCATGCCATGAGCCTTCATACGAGGCCTTTGCTGACGTTGTTGATTGGTAATCTGTCGGCAATACGCATCAATCTTGTTGATGGTCAAATAAGGTCTGGACTCTAAAAGTCGGCTATTTTGGATTTCTACAGGCCATTGATCACCACCAGCAAACTTTAGATCGTCTAAAGCCTCTACTCGGTTGTTTGAATCATTATCGGAACAAAATCGCAGAAACTCTTTAGCTTCTTCAATTACTCCTGATTCGTAATCATCGCCATCTTCTGTGGAATAGATACCACCATTGCCTGAGTCATAGACCGCCATATTAGTTCCTTGTTAGCTCATCCAGCTTGACACATCATAATTCATCGGCTTACGTTTCACAACTTTCTTCTCTTGAATCATAAGCCCAATGTACCTAAAAGCATCTGCTCCATGCGAATAATTGTCATGAAGTGGCTTTTGACTAAAAGCTTTGGTATCTGGATCTACATCGTACCGATAATGTCGCAAACAATCTAGCCCTGCTGCCGTATTATTTTTGTCAAAATAACATGATCCAAATATGGTTCTTGCAGCATTGATTGAGTCAGCAATAGGAACTTTGCCAATAATTCTGACGTTATAGCCTGAGTTGCGAACAATATCTTCTAAGCTTCTACCATTGGCAGCCAAAGTCTTATTCTGAGCATCATGAGGCAAATACAAGGTGTCATAGACATATCCGAATGTCTGCATCCTAGCCAATATCTCGCTGATTGTGGTCTGAGTTGTTTCAAAATAACGGATTAGCCTGGTTTCCATTCCTACAAACTGGACAAACCAAACCGCAGTTGCATCAGCCCATCCAATATCGAATACCGCCATTACTGGCTTAGTAGCATCGTAAGGCACATTGGTTATTCGTTGGTCTTGCTCTGCTCTAGCCATTTCTTTAGCAAATACAGCTCCATCAATGGTTGACCTTGTAAAGCCTTCCCATACGTTTTGATAAGCCTCAAAATCTCTTGTTCTAAGGGTTTGCCGTTCAATATCCAATACTTCAGGAAACCAAGGGTTATCGTTCCAGTTGACCTTTTGAACTACTGCGTTCTCAGGTGGGCTAATGACAAACCGCTTATAGGTTTCATCAGTTGGCAGCTCTGGATTAAAAGTAATCCAAATTTCGCTATTTTCTTTACGAATGGTAGGAATCAAAATATCCCAAGATACTGCTGTTACGTTGTTTGCTTCCTCTACCCAGCAGTAATCAATGCCCTCAATAGACTTTAAGCCATTGATATTGTTTTTGATGCCAGCAAAGATAAACTCTGTGCCATTTACCCCTCTAATTGAGGTCTGAGTGATTTCATATAGGCTTTCAAGCCTTAGATTGTAGATTTGATCTACTAAAAGTTTGTGAACCGAGTCTTTAATGGAAGTCTGAAACTCCCTGGCGCATAAGATTCTGACTGTTCTTGATGCGCCTATGCAAAGTAATGCTCTAGCTACAGAATGAGATTTACCAGCTCCACGCCCACCATAAAGAACACGATAACGGCTGTTTTTTGGTTCAAATAGGCATTTAAGTTTGGCAGGAAATTGGGGCCAAATAACCCCTTTTTCGTCAATCTTTGTTTCCATCAGGCTCTACAAAGCTCATAGCTATTGCGCTAATGACTGTTCCATCAGATGAAGTAATGTCGGTAGCCTGTATTGGCTTTCCTTCTACTCTATCCATAATGATGTTTAATGCAGCCAGACTTCCATCTTCAGCTTCTTTAAAAATGCCTTCAATGATCTTTTCCATCTTTTCAGGATTGGCAAGAATGAACCTTTTCATCTGCTCAGTAAAAGGCTTTTTCTTAGCATTTTGATTGCCAATAGGAGCCCCTACCTTTTTAGGTTCATCAGGAATAATTGATTCTTGTTCCATGTCCATGATTTTATTGGATATTAAAGTTAGTAAACAATTACTTACTCATTAGCCATTGAATCGCTATTAGCTTCAGCCTGATCTACATCAGCTTGCACCTCTGGACTATTTTGCACATTCTTCCATTGGTCTTGCAACTCTTGTGGCACTCCAGGCTGATTAATAACTGCGTTCATATCCGCTTGAATTTCATCAATGCTTTGCGGAACAGGATAAGGAAGGTAAAAATTAGGGCTTGTCATTCCGCTACTACTTCTACTGGAGTTTGCTCTTTAACTTGAGGTTCAGCAATAGCTTGGATTTGGTCAATCAATGGTTTAGCAAATCTATATGGCATTTGGTCGCAATAAGCCAAAATAGAGTTAATTTGATCTACTGTAAAGACAATGTTCATTTTTTACCTTTCTTAGTTGCTTCTTTTTTAACTGCGTAACTGATGGCAACAGCTTGTTTTACTGGTTTACCAGCTTTTACTTCAGTTTTAATGTTTTCTTTAAATGCTTTAGGGCTTGCTGATTTCTTGAGTGGCATGGTCTTGCTCCGAGTTGTAGCCTTTTTAAGGGCTGGTTTACGAGGTTTATCTTCATCTAACAACTGTTGAAGTCTTGTATCTCTAAATTTAGCTGATTCGTTGTTAAATGCTGCCCAAGAAGTAATGATTTGTTCTGTGGTCATAGATTTTGATTTCCAAGGCCATGCGTTTTTTAACCATTTAAGCATTTTTATTAAACCTTTTCTTTTGAGCAATACTCATTTTTAATAAAGTTTCAGGCGAAAATACACGACCAGTCATTTTTTTACTCATATATTCTTTATGCTCATTAGAATGACTTTTACCAGCAAAAGAAGCTATCCTAGTAGGGATTCCTTTTCTTTTTTTATTGGCTTCAGCAACAGCTTTCCGAGTTTTATCAGGAATTATGCAATTTTTAGCATATTGATTGCCAATCATAAACTCTGAACGCTTTTTCCTGGCTATTTCATAAAGTCTGCTATTCATGTAGGTATTATTGCTTCCCTTCATAATTATTACAGCTCCCCATAATTTTGAATTATTGTAAATATGAGCAAGCAAGACATGAGCAATAAAATGCTCTCTACAAGTTAATTTAACTAAATTTTCTTTTTCATCAGTTCCGCCCATACATTTTGGCAAAACATGATGAATTTCATACTGCTTATTAATCTTGCGATTTTTAGCATTTTCAATTAAAGATTGATAAATTTTGCTGTAATTCATTCGTTTATCCAACACACATCTTGCCACGAAAGAACAAGGTATTTAACGCCATCCTCAACATAAGGAAAGTATTTGAGATACTCCTCGCCTTTGTCATCGTTCATAGTGCCAAATCGAACTCTAGCTCCTATTTGAACAGGCATATCTTCTCTGCGACCACCTAATAATTTCTTTCCAGGGCCTACAGCTATGACTGTACCCATGTTTTCTACTTCTTTGTTATCAACAAAAATAATGCTAGAAAGCTCACGAACATCAGGTTTTACAACAATTTTGTCTGCTAATGGCTTGAGTTTCATGCTTTTCTTGGCCTTCCTGGTTTCTTTTTTGGTTCAGAAATCAATACTGGTTCAGTCATCATTTGAACTATTTGCTCTAAAGCTAGACTTTCAGTCAGTTGCCATTCCCCACACCAATCATCATTTGATTTGTTTTGCACAATAGGAAAACGCTTGCAAATGCCCATTCTTTCCCCAAAAGAAAAAAATCGACATAAATTACAAGTGTCTTTATGCTCTTTTATAGCCACAGTTTCTCCGATTAATTGTGGTTAGAGAACCCCTAGTTTACCTTCACGTGCTAGGGGTTTTCGTTTTACATTGGGTCTTTTTCGTATTTATCTTCTACGCCATAAGCTGTGCGCTTATGCTCATAGCAAACACCAGCAGTACGGCCTGTATTGAACTCTTTGTCAGAGCCAATAGCATCTTCTTTGCCCATTGCTACACCGCCACGAACTGCTTTAGCATGACGTTCGCCTTTAGTATCGGCTGCATCAGCACCTTTTGGAACTACTACACCCTTGGCTGGTACGCCTTTAGTGCTGTTTGGATTAGTTGTTTTGCCCATTGCCATTTCTATTTTCCTTTTGCAAAAGAAGCTACAAATCGTAGCTTTGCTTATTTTGCCTTATCCATTACCCATGTCAAGCATTTTAATTAATCGTATAGCAGCATCAACTGAATCTATTCTGCTAACTGGGCCACCTCGCCAATTTTGCATAAATTTGACCTGAGATTCGGTATAAAGGGCCTTGTTATCTCTTTTTATTTCACAAAGAACGCTGTGCTTTTTGTATCCAATCAAAATATCTGGGCAGCCTTCGCCGACTCTAGAAAGATTTAAAACAGAAGCTCCCAATGCAATAAATGTATGGATTATCTGTTTTTGATTGTCATCAACTCTTTTCTTGTAATAAGTCATTTAATCTTTCTAGCAAATCCATTTCAGAGAAACCCCAATATTTAATAAATCCTTTATGTCCAAGTTGGTGAATACTGGAATCTCCAAGTCTATGATGGTAAGCGCATAAGGGGATGACTGGGGCATTTTTTCGTTTTCCACCAAATCTTCGTATATGGTGCATTTCTGTTGGGGAATCTTCAAGGTTTCTGACTTCTTGTTGTTTGCATAAAATACAACCATATCTCGCCAAGCGAGCATAAACATCCCTTTCTGACTTAGTTGTCATATAAACATATCGCCTTGAGCATAAGCCAAATCTATTCTTTTACAGGCTATTTCAAAATATTTAGGATCTTTTTCTATACCAATAAATGATTTTCCCATTTTGGCGCAAGCTACTCCTGTACTTCCAGATCCCATAAAAGGATCAAATATTAAATTTCCATCAATTTTATCAATGCACCATTGCATTAATGCTATTGGTTTTTGTGTTGGATGTTCTTTACCGCCATCCATATTCATAGGCCTCATACGAAATATTCTGGCAACTTTGTTTAAATTAGTCCAAGCCATTTCTAAATCTGCAAAATCACGACCTTCGTTTTGTTTGTCCCAAGCCAAAAAACAACGAGTTGGTGGTAAATCAAAATAATTTCCACCCCATAAAATTGCTTGATTGCCTTTAGAAACAATGGCATCAATTAATTCTTTAGATGGTGGCTTATCATCCCAGCCAGTATCTTTAAAACCCCTGCTTTTAGATAATCTATGGCTTTTTGTTATAGAAATTCCATAAGGAGGATCTGTAATAACAGCATCAAATTGACTTAATTTAGGCAAAATATCAGCACAATCACCTAAATAAAGAGTTGCATTACCTATTGTTTTTATTATCAAAATAACTCCGTTAAATCAACATATTTAAACAATGATTTAGGAACATCATAATAAGCTTCATGCTTAGTTTCATCACGCATTTCTATGGTTGGAAAGCTTAAAGCCCTTGTTCCTGTGATCCAGTAAGCATGAGTCATATCTTGGTTTAATGCAAAAAACAGCGTTTTAGGTACTTCTAGCATATGTTTTTTTCTTACAGGCACATGGATAGTATCAAAAGGACAATGGGGATTCCAAGATCTAACCTCAACTTCGGCAAACCCTACAGGAACAGAGCCCCTATGAATAATTAAGTCTGTGCCATAAATATCAGGATTATCTAAAGCTGTAAGCCCCCATTTCATAGAAATCCATTCAGCTACCGCAGCTCTAGCTGGTGGATCGTACTTATCATGAAGGGCTTGATCAAACTTTTTAATCCGCATGAGCAATATCTTCTAGCTTTAAAGCAGTTTCTACAAAAGAATTGGCAATTTGATAAGCTGTGGCTTTATCTTGAGCAATCATAGCTTTGTAGTATTCATCTAAAAGACGTTTTGCATCTAAAAATGGTTGGCTAAAATCTTTCATTTACATATTTCCTTGTCTGCGATTAGAAGATAAAGTGCGCCAAATATCAATAATCCGCATTTCATGATTGCGTTCATTGTCTATTTTCTTAAATTGCTTCAAAGCTTCAGTCCAAGCCAATACCGCCTGTGCGTATTTATCGCTTGATAGAGCCTTTGCTTCTCTTTCGGCTACTGTGCCATCAGCTAGTAAAAAAGAATGGCTCTTGGCTTGTTTTAAGCCTTCCTCAAGGTATTTAACTTGACCAGCCCAGGCTGCATGAGATTCGTCTGTAGAAGAAAGCTTAATAAGGGCTTCCTCAACCCTGTTTTCTGTTAATTGTTCAAGATTCATAGCCATTGTCCTTTAATTGTTCCTCTGTTGCCTTTTCGCCATTGTTCTGCCATGTCGAACTGGATTCTATGTAGCCTAGGGGCAAACCCTGAATTAAATAAAAGTTTGCGGATTGCGCCAAGACCTTCCTTATGTCTGATTGCAAGCAAATATCTGACTTCGCATTGATGTCGGTATTTTTCTTCATTCATTGCCCCATTGTTGAGCCATAGCATCAGCAATTCCTTGATAAGTTGTGCTTCTTAATTTCCATCTATCTTCGCTTGGTGGCATTTTATGGATTCTTGCTTCTCTGCCTTCAACAATATTTGTTGACAAAAGTTTAGGCAAACCCTTTAACCATAAGGAAGTTGCTTTAGTTTCTCCATGCCCAAACATCCAAGGTTGCACAACTTGATCTGGTTTTCTGTAAAGGCTAGACATAATGCAAATTGGATTTTCAATGGCAATTTTAGGAATATCAACTTTTGCCAACATCATAAAAAATGATGCGCTGGCTTGCTGTCTGCCATCCATGCGTTTTGCTTGAAAATGTCTAGCACCACTTACTGATAAATTTGTGCATGGTGGATGAGCAATCATTAAATCCCAAGGGTAATCCAATACATCCCTTACATCGCCTTGATAATGAGGCCCAGGCGCATCAGTTGGTAATAAATCGCAGCTCATGGCTTCGTGCCCCCCCCCTAGAAAAGCATCACGCACAACACCAGAGTATTCACAAGCAATAAGGACTCTCATACCACCTTCCTTTTATCCCTAAATTCTTGAACAAACTTCCTCATTTCTTGGTAGCTGTTGAATCTGGCCCTACTCGGATCACCTCCACATTCAATCCTATAAGCAGCTTCAATCTGAGAATCAGT